ACACGAGGTATGGAGCGTATAACGCTGTACCACCTGTTGTAGATATGTTACCACTTGCACCAGCACAATTGATAGCTGTCGAATAGCGTTGGCTATTTGGCATCCAAACTGTTGTTGCTGCTGAGTGAGGAGCAGTTGTTCCACTAGTAGCTGCAACAGCCGTGTATGGCTGATTTGCTGGACTTGATGCTGCATCGAGTACGATTGTACCTGCTGCATATGTAGTTCCAGAAACCCAAGTTGGAGCTTGGATAACAGTTAGTGAATTAGGTGCTGTTTGTGGATTTGGGATTGGCAGGTTAGTTGCCAAGCCTTGATCGTTATCACCGATAGCTAATGTTAATGTTGTTGCAGGAGCTGTTACGCCACTGGAAACACGTCCGTTAGGATCGATCATTGCACCAGAAGGTATGATAGCAATGTTGATAATGTCGTATTGAGCTTCGTTACCGGTCCATGTATATGTTGCGGTAATTTTGCTAGGACCTTCGAGAATAGGGTTGTTCTGAACACCCGGTTGTGGAGTCAGCATTCCCAGACCAGATTGGCCCGGAAAGTTGACACCCTGAATTTGATTAGACGCTACGTCTGTATAATAGATAGCCATGTTAGTTGTCTCCTATGTTAAGGGTTAAACTGATTCGTCGCAATTGACTTGGACGACACCCTTTTCTTCTAAGCGAGTCGCATCCATCAAGAGCGCAGTGCGAACTTGGATAGCGTGTGATTGCATAGGGAGAATGTCGATGTGAGTACGTACATCTTCGCCGATGCCCATTAAGAGGAAGTCTTTTTGGTAAGCAACGCAGGTACGGATTGTTGATGAACCGGATTGGAAAGGAACCAATTGGGTACGTACGAAATGGAAGCCCATGAAGTCACGGATTGTTCCGTCACGTAATGCGCGCACATCGTTGTAAAGAACCGAGTTAACTTGATCAACATTTGTGATTAAGTTGTTCAATTCTTTTGCAGAGTATACGAATACACGGCCCTCTTCTTTAACGTCATTGCTGTCCATAATATAGGAAGCCTGAGTTAATTTAGCGAGCTGTAGACCTGAGTTTGCAGATCCTGATCCATAAGTAACACCAACAGTTTGAGTTGAAGGCAGCGTTGTAGCTGTTGTTCCTTGTGCACCTGTGTAGTTAGTACCTAATAGAGCATTGATTGCAATGATGTCCTTCTGTCTGTTAGCAGCGATAGCGTGTTGCTTAGCTGTTGGAGACTGTGGGTCAGGTAGCTGACCGAGAAGGATATGATCAAAGTAGTCAATCCATGTCGTCTTGTCATATGGACGAGGACGAACCCAACGGAAGAATGTTGGAATGTCTGAAGGTTCAGACTTTTGAGCACGAGCGGTAATCTGACGCATTGCGTAAGATTGATCGCCAATTTGATCGTAACGCTTTTGATTGCCGTTTACGTTGTCGGATGTGTACATCCCAGCAAGGCGGTGATCGGTTTGCTGCGCCATAATTTCGCGCCAGTTATCATCGAACGCCGTCTCGTAATGGGGAGGTAGTGAGAATATTGCACCAGCCATGAGAGTAAGGAATTAATTGAATTTATACGGTGTGAGCCGTACGTGTGTTGTACGTTCGCTCCCCGGTTGTCCCATAAGGATCGGTCATCGAACAAAGTTGTTCGACAGATCGCTGGGTCAGCTTGCGCTGGTTGTCCTCTACTCTGTCTGTAGGGCATAAAAAAGCACCTGACGGTTAAGTCAAGTGCTTTAGTGATATGTTAACTAGATCAAGTTAAAGCTGATGATGTACGGCTTGCTTCGTTCCAAGTTGTTCCGTCTGAACAGAAACTAACAATTATAGCTTTTGAAGCTGTACCTACTACTGTACCAGTAACACGGAAGCCTGTAGAGAACGTAATAGTACGTGCGCCACCTGCATCATTGTTGATTTGTACAACTAAACGTGCTCCAGCTTGTGCGACATATGCTGCTGTAATAGTAGCATTGCCTACGCCTGAAGTAGTGTTGATTGCTACGAATCGTGAGTATTGCAGTGTTGGTGCAAGCTCAATAGATGATGCGTAGGTAGGAGCTAGACCTGTTGTTCCTGCTCCGGGTGCTGGTTGACCGGAACCAGTTACCTGTGCTACGAGGTCTGGGTTCGGTGAAAATGCTGTGTTAATTGCCATGATGTTTTATAAGTTGGGGGACGAGGCTATAGTTATAAAAGTATATTATGCTGTCAATACCACGCCGTTAACATCGCGTAACCGTCCGCTTATTAAGGCATTACCCTCATAATTAAATTTCTCTCCCCATGTTTCTGATACATGTACGAAAGAACCTACAGGTGCTATATCCTTGGCTTTAGGGCCAGAAGCTAACACTTCAGCTTTAAAATGAGTACGTAACGATTGAGCGTAATTAGCAGGTATAATTAAAGATCCCTGTTTGTTTGTTGGCTCTACTGGCTTAGCTATAATCTTATCTCCTAATGGTTGTATAAGGGTCATTTGATTGCCTTTGCTGCGGCGAGCTTACGCCATTGGTTAACAGTTTCTTTAGCCATCTTGTTCTGTGGATGTTGAGCATCCCAATAAGGGGCGTATAAAGGGTTAGCCTTGTTAGACGTAGCATCTTTAGCTAATGCAGACGGATCGCCTCCTAAGCCACCCTGTGATTCACCAGACACGAACTTATCTTCAGATGTAGCTAAAGCATGACGCATAGCCATTAAGAAGACATTACTGTTCTTCATAAGGGTTTGCACTTCTGGGTTTTGTAAATCAACTCCTAGCTTTTGTGCACCACGTTCGGCAAGCTCTTGTGCCTTTGTCATAGGAATGTTCTCCAGCTTCAAGGTTTGCGTTAAGGCATCCTGTTGCTTTTGAAAGAAGCTACGTTCGTAATCTTGCTGGGCAAGAATCTGTTTTTGTAACTCTGTTGTCTGTAGGGCTACAAGGTCTTTTAACATCTGTGGAGATGCTGAATACTTGTGGGCAATTTCTGCCGCCCCTTTAGCTAACGACTCATTCCATAGCTCATTAGCCAATGTGTCTGGCTTGGTGATACCATAGTCCTTAGGATCCTTTGGAACTCCGTTTATGGAGTCTAGTAAGGTTTTACGTTCTGCTGCCATCTCAGGCGTAGCGTTAGCAGGTAGTGGCCCTAATGCTTTCTTACCAACGAGCCCTTGCTGGTTAGCCATTACGGTGAGTACGTCATCAAACGTCTTTTGCCGTGAAAGCGTGGCCTTTAAAGAAGAATGATGGTCTGGTAGACTATCTAAGGCTTTATGATTTAATGTACCATCCGCGTTAATGAAACTCTTATAAAAAGGATCTTTAACAGCTGATGGGTTTGCTTGTACTGCGGGTGTAGCTGAAGGTGTATTTGCTTCTACAGGTGTAGGAGCAAAGCCTAAAGCAGGAGCACTACTTCCTGCTGGTGCTGCATCCCCTGTTATAGAATCAAACAGTGGCGAATGGGGAATCATAGATTATTTAGTTGTAGGTTTTACTACGGGTACTTCTTTTGGATAACGCTCTTCACGTTCTGCATACATAGCATCTGCTAGATGAAATGCCATAGATGCACAGTCTTTGTAATTCTTTTCTTCCGAGAAATCGAACTTCTCGCGGAAAGCTACCATTGCTGCAACGGCTGCTTTGTCTATAAATTCTGAACGGTCTGTGGAGTTTGAGCTCATAAGTCTTCGTCTCCTTCTACACCGGGAGCGTAGTTAGTGGCTTCTTCAGCTAGGAATGTTAAGTGAGTAGCGCGTGATGCTATCATGCCGTCTGGTTGGCTAATGATGCGTGCACCTTGTGTAATAGGACCTTTTGTCCACGACTTAGCACCCACCTTAATTTCTTCTAGGTTATCATCATCGGAGTTACGGTTATCAATAATCTCGATAAGTTTGCGGCGTACGGCAGTACGTATGGGTTCTCCATTACTATCCAACTTAACGCCATATCGAATATAAGCATCCTTTGGATAATACTTAAATAACCACTCAACAAAAACTGGAGTGGCATCACCAAGATTTGGATCCATCTTTGGACGTGGTGGAATGTTACCTTTAGGTTCATCTTTCTTTTCGCCTTTAACGCTCATAGTGCGGATGACACGGCCTGAGGAATGTGTACCTTCGCCGTCTGCACCAATCACTGTTTGTATCTGTGAACGATACTTGATAGAGGTTTCTTTATTCTCAAATTCAAGATGCTTAGTTTCTTCGTCGTAATGACCAAGAACGGTTTGCTTACCTTTATAGTTTCTGACGATTTTACCATCATCCGTTAATTCAAACGGAGCGGCTGTTGTGGCTGCTGACATGATTACCTTTTGGTTATGGGTTGTGGCTTAGGCTCCCTTACTTTCTGTGAAAGTTCTAGTTGCCTGTAAATTACCTTTAATAATGATTTGGCCCCGTCTCTGTGGATGCCTGCTGCAATGAGAGCAATACCGTCTTTAGCGTCTCCAAATCTAAATGAATTTCCATCATCTCCTGCACATTTTTCGAGATGTGCGATGACTCGTGATTGAGCTTCACTCCGCATACCGGACAATCCGAATATTTGCGCAAAAGCATTGGCAGTTTGTCCTTGTTCAATTTTGGCCGTGGCGAGACTATCTTGTTCACTTATCATTTAGGTTATTGTTGCATTGCGTTCTTAGCAGCATCTTGGACGAAATCAGGTGAACCACCTAATCCCTTACCAGCCTTACCAAGTTGTTCGGCGGCTTGGAGAGCTTGTTGTTGCTGCTGTAACTTCATGCGTTGTTGACGTAAAGCCATCATCGACCTCATATCCCGTAAGAGTTCAGCAGACATACCAGCGTTACGGCTGTAGTCGCGTACTATCTTATCCATGTCGAAGTTGTCAGCTACTTCCGGTTTAACGGCTATTAGCTGCTGTAAAAATTGGAAAGTCTGTTCTATGCCGCGATTCTGAAGAGCCTTTAATGCAAGACTGATACGGCTAGTAATTGTAATTTCAGGTAGAGCAAGACCACGCTTGTTACCACCTGCGTCTATAAGAAGAGAATCGGGAGGAGTACCAAACTTGCCTGCACGGTACAGAATACCAAAAACTCTACGAAGTAATGGGTTGAGGAACTCCGTGACTCTGCGGTCAAATACGGGAGTGAATTGTTCGAGCTTTTCTGCGAGACGTTGTGAGATTTCATAAGCGGTCATACGCTTATCTAGCAGAGGGTCTGATGCAAGCATCTTGAACATATTAACAAAGAAGGCATCATTGATCATGTCCTTCTTAGTGTTAATCATCTCCATACCTAATTTGTAATCACCAACAGATGCCCATTCCATAGGCTTACCGTTTGGATCATTACTGTCCCAAGTTGTTATACCACCGGCTCTTAGATCAACATCTCCTTCAAGGTTGGATGGAACTATAACGCGAGGTACAGCATGAAGTTCAGCTAATGAGTCTAAGTATTCTGTTACATAGTTAACCTGACGCACATCAGGGAGAGCTAGGTAAGCTGGGCTATAACCCCATGGACTATCTGTACCCCATTTAGCAAAACGACTTACTAGGTAAGGCATTTCGTCGTAACCGGAGATACGGACACATTCTCTGAAGTCTTTTGAAATATATACCGAGGCTATAGGCTTATTAGAGCCGTCCTCTCTATTTGGTAGTCTCTGACTATCTTCACGCGGAAATACGCAATGAACAAAATCAAATGATCTATCCATGCCTTTGCCGCCCTTAACCTGAGTCTTCATCTTATCAGGTAGGTTATCCTCACCAAACATCTGTACAGCCTGACGACCTGTTAGCTTAAATTCACGGCGTACCGTGTCTACTATGCCTTCATCGTTCTCGTCTATGGTGTATGTACCAATCTTAGTGTTACGAAAATTAAGAGCTTCTTTCTTACCTTCTTCACAAAAGATACAATCTGTACCAAAGATACCTACGTGTAGATACCCAATGTTCATTACTGAATAGAAGTTGGATCTAGCCAATTCCTGCATCGTAATATCAGAAGCCTTGCCTAACCATATAGCAGCATCATCCCCACCTGTCCTAGTGGACTCTGGTGGTTCAAATTGAGCCCACGGTTCACTACTAGGGGTTAGCCAGTTACGCTGACCAGCAGCCATAGTCTGTGCTGCTTGGATAGCTGTTGTATCAAAAATGCGGTCTGTCCAGCCAGTGATACCTTCTGTTTTGGTAACATTGATGTCAGACTCTTGAGGTAAAAAGTATTGAGAGATTGTCTGCCAGTCTGAATCAAATACGGAAGAACGCTTAGAGCGTGCTGACTCGTACTTGTTTAGCTGTTCGTTAGCTAGTAAATCGGCCATATGTTATCCTAGCTTAGCTGCGGTTGGTGAAGGTCCTGTAGGTGGCATACCCTTGTAACCACCTGTATCTCCGGCCATTACGGTCTTCTTAATAGACTTCTTCATCATGTTTTGCTGAGCATAGTCTTGTTGTGCCTGTATAACCTCTGCTGAAGATGTGGTTACAGGTGGAGCTGTCACCGGTGTAGGTGCCGCTTGTATTGCTTGTGCTGGTGATCCTCCGCCCATAAAATTAGTAGTTAATCGGTTAATCGTTTCAAATCTGCGGTTTCATAGAACCTAAGGTCTCGTTTATTGTCAATAAGTCGTTCAAAAGCTATCCAAGGAAGCTTATAAGGCATAGATTGTACCGCTTGTTGGATGTCGCCAGCCATAGCAAAGACGTACCAGCAGTCACTTTCCTTCTCATCAAACACGTGCTCACAGTCGCATATTTGTTCTACGGGTGCCAGCCTACGGCAATTTTTGCCCATTACAAAGTATTCAGGGGTACTAAAGACATATCCATTTCTTAGGAACCATTCCACGTAATCTCCAAACGGAGCTTCTTGTGGATTATCAAAATACTTTTGTGCTATCTTTTCGTAAGGACTCATAAACCTACGGACATCACCATGTTTATTTGAGTATTGGATGCTATTGTAGAACCGCTTACATTTCTAAAGTTAAGGACAATCTCATTTGAATTATTTGCACTGTTGTCATAAGCAGACTCAAAAACTAATCCAATAGAATTAAGAACTGTTACTTGTATATTGTTACTTGATCCACCATTTAAAATTCCTTGTAAAGATGCTCCAGATCCGCTGCCTCCTGATACTGTAACTGTAGGAGGACTTGTATAGCTACTGCCCCCTGAAGTCATTGTAATAGATGCTATAGAACCACCACTACCCAATGTAGCATTTGCTGAAGCTCCAGATCCTCCACCGCCGCTAAATGAAACAACTGGTGAACTATATCCAGATCCACCACCTCTTACAAATACAGATTGTACTTTATGATTTGAGTAACCGTCAGCAAAAGGATGATAGGCGTATAATGTTAACAAACCGTTTGCAGGAATACTTGAAGTTACCCCTGCGTAAGGACCGCCGTATACTAAAAACATCTTATTATTTGTATACGGATAAGGTAAAAAGCTACTATTGGTTATTGAAGTACTTGATAAATTAAGAGGGTTTCCGGGATAATTACTATTTGATGGATAACTGACTGCACCACCACCTGCTAGTGATATAATTCTGTTATTATCACCTTTAACATTAAATACACTCCAAGGCGAACTTTGATCTATCTGTATATCAAAACTCATTGTGCAGCTTTGATAGTATCCGTATATGTAAGCTGCTGTACTGCTGTTGGTGCTATTAATTCCACCAAACCATAGAAAAGAATTTATTACCCATTCTATGACAAAATAAGTATTAGATGGACTATAAAACCCATAAGAATTTGAGGCACCATTAATATCAATAGATTTAATATCTATTAAATTACCATTCCAATTACTTGGATTTACATTACCAGAATCCCACATACAAGCAGCTATTCCGTTAGAAATACTTCCTACCAACCAAGGTGAAGCTAAATTATTATTTGTATAAAAATTACAGTAATATTCGCTACCTTGTATTACAGATGAAAGTCCATCGTCTGTAAAAAAGAATCCGTATTTACAATCAGAAATTTGATTAACTGTTACTATGTTAGTGTTGCAAGAATGTGCTGCTGGGGGAGTAGGACCACCAAATGCGTAAGTTTTAACTCCGTATAAACAAAGTGTTATTTTAAAACATTTAATATTTATAAAGTTAACTGCGTATAAAACTATACCAGCGCCTTTAACAAATCCATTAATAGAAGGTACGTCGGTTATGTTAGTACCACCAGTAAACGTTAAACAGTCTGTAGCTGTTGTTATTGCACTTCCGTAAGCGTAAAAGTCAGAGTTCCCATTAACTTTAAATACTTGTCCATGGGCTACTGAAATATTACTACCTATGTAATAGCCCCCGGTTAATACAATAGATTGTATAGGTGCTGAGTTGTTACTATCATAAGTTACCGCTGCTAAAGCTGCTACTATAGCGGGTTGATCATCTGACGTTCCATTTTTTAATGCACCAAACCATTCTGGATAAATGTATGGCGTTGCTTGTCCTATGGCAACAGTTCCGCCAGTAAATATCTTTTGAAGTGGTGCTTGTATTGTGCCGTTAAATGTAGCGGCGCCTGAGCAAGTAAGAAGTCCTTCAACTATGATTGGGTTGCTAATAGTTGTACCACTTGGAATTGTATACGCCGTTGGGAAGTATAATACGCCCGTACTTCCTGCTGCTGTTATTGCCGCAGACAAACTAGCAAATGCTGTTACGTTATAAGACTGATTGTACCATCCTGCCGTTGATGCACCTTCTAACAACACTTGTCCCTGAGCGGCTCCTGATGGCAAACCAGACGTTGTATTCGTAATTGTCTGGTTAGGCCAAGATCCTGTTACGCTTATACCTGTTCCGTTAATCAAAGATGGTCCTGATGTTCCAGTACCGCCATTAGCTACGGCAACTATACCAGTTACATTACCAGCAGTAGTTGCAGTTGTAGCAGTTGTTGCTGTTGCTGCATTACCTGTAGTGCTTTGATTGAGTGTAGGAACGTCTGTTGGATCTATAACTCTAAATGTAGGAGCAGCAGTACCTGTTGTAGGACCTGCTAGAAACTTATGTGCTGTTTGTGTAGTTGTCGCAGATACATACGCAGTGCTGGCTGTAAACGCTGCTGTGCCTAACGTACCGCCGTCTTGTATTCCTGTACCTGTTGTATTGTTAAACACCGCTACGTTGCCTGATACGGTTGGAGATGTTCCTGTAACATTACCACCGCTTGATGGGGTTATCCATTTAGTACCAGTTCCTAAAGATGAAAGAACCTGCCCACTACTTCCTGCGCTGCTTGAATTAGAATCTTTTAATGTACCGGCTAATGTAAGATTGGTTGCTGTACCACTGGATGCTGCTACGTAAGCAGTGCTTGCTGTATATGCTGCACTACCTAACGTGCCACCACCACCTATTGCAAGTGTGCTGCCATCTGTACCAGATAAAGTTAATGTATTATTAGCAGTTAAAGTTTTACCGGATGCTACAGACAAACCTGTAACCGTTGCAGCGTTACCAGTAGTATTTTGATTAAGAGTGGGAAAGTCTGCGGCCACTGCTATACCTAAAGTGTTAGCTGTTGCTGTATGTTTAACTATACCTGCCGTTGTTGCTGCTAATCCTGTAATACTATCTTGGCTAACAGATCCGCCTAATGAAACAGAATTGCCGGCAATAGTAAGACTTGCAGGTCCACCATCTTGAATACCTGTAGCTGATGTATTATTAAATACTGCTACGTGCCCAAGAGTAGTTGTACCAGAACCCGTTACGTTACCCGTGCCACTACCTCCAGATACACTTATCGTAACAGCTCCCGTTCCCCCGCCACCAGAGGAAGTTACTGTGACGTTACTACTACCACTACTAACGCTGGATACGCCAGACCCTCCACTACCGCCAGTGGTTGTACCCGTAGCTGGTGTGTTGTCAGGTTGGTTGCCGCTAGCCGTCCTGTCTGTAACAGTGGTGTTAGCTGTATTAGTTGTGATGGCCATTAGCGTATAGATTTAACTTTGTTCTTCCTCTTGTAGCTATTAGAAGACGGACCACGCAACACTCTAATTGGTGTATGCCTACTATTACGCGCTACGTAACTACTACCTTCTAACATACCCAGCCTATGCGCTTCAGACATCGTGCGAAGAGCATCCGCACCATGACTAAACTCGTCGTGCACAGGTTTCTCATATATGACATTCTGGTCTGTTTCTTCCCGCTTATGGTAGTATTCCAAGCAATCAAGTCCTGAAGGTGCTGAGGATTCCTTATCACCGAAACGGCGTGAACAGTTGGTTTTGTGTATGTAGCATCTTGGAAGGATGGATCTGAGTTCATTAATACCAAGCCAGATGTCAGGTGTTCTAGGAACAATTGTGATGCGGTTGAGTCCAGCTTCAGTAAGGTCAGTCTTCCAACTACCACCCCTTCGTACATGATCTGCATCGTGCGGGAGAAAGTTTGTGCGGATAGAGGTTTGATACGTCTCACCCCATTTCTTGATTTGGTTGGCATAATGTCCAACAGTTTGGCCATTGGCTGAATAATAGTCCACTAAGTTAATATGCCTACCCTCCATCTGCACTAGCCATATACACGTATAGTCCGAGTCACCCACATCCCAGAAGGTATCCATAGGTAGGTTGGCCGCCGGCGCAAAGTCCTGTATTTGATTGTTAGACCTAAGCTTAGCTATCTCGTCGCCATAAATGGCTCCCGGTATGGCTGCCGCAAAGGAACACTCATACTCACGCTCATAAGACTCCTTACCCATACTCCTTAACGCCGACTCCAATTCAGCTACAGGCAGAAGCCCAGACACGGACGCAGGCAAGAACATGGTAAAGTACTCACTATCACTACATGCATTGTCATATAAGCTAAAGAACGAGTTACGACCCTTAGGCGTACCTATCCACAAACACCAACCCAAACGATCAGACAAAGCTGGTCTTATAACGTCCCTAAAGAAGTTGGGATCCATATCCGCCGGCTCATCTATCACACACCCATCCAAATAGATACCACGCAAACTCTCAGAGTTGTCCGCACCATATAACGTCACCCTAGCCCCCCTAGGTAACTCCACATATAACTCAGACTCGCTAACACGTCTGTTTGGCAGGTTGGCTGTAAAGTCTTTGAGGTAGGTCCATGCTATAGCCTTACTTTGCGTGCGATAGGGGGATATGTAAGCAAACCGCGGGCTTGTCTTAGGACATAACAAAGCTCCCCTTATAAGCTCATTCAACGAACTCACTGTCTTACCACTACGCCTATGGGCCACTACCACCTTCCATCTCTTCTCCGTCTCATGTAACGGAACAAACTGATCACGAGGCACATACAACAAATCAATCTCTTGAGTAGACATATTACTGGGGGCTTATCTTATTGATGGGTAGGGGGTTATTGTATTGTCATATATACGCGTCAGCGCGTACGCCGTTGGGCATGGGGGGAGTCGGTTCGGGTACGGACAGAGACAAGGGGGGGTGGTTG